CCATGAAGGACGCTGTCCTGCTGGCGATGTCGAACATGAGGCGCGCGTCGTGATGGTCAGGAACCTCACAAGATGGCTTTCACAGCCGGAGAACTCGCCAACATAGCCAACGCCGCTCTGGACTTTTACTACAACAAGGGAGACACCTTCAAACAGTCGATCCAGGCCAAGCCGCTACTCAAGTGGGCCGAGTCCAGTTCCAAGAGTTTCCCCGGCGGCAAGGGGAATATATCGCTCGCCGTCAAGGGCGATTACGGCGCGGGTGGCACCAACGATCATGTCGTGGGCTACACCCATAACGATACCGTAAATTTCTATACGCCGGCAAATATCAAGCGGGCGAACTTCCCGTGGCGCGAGCATCACATCGGCCTGACGCTGACGCACACTGAACTCAAGATCGACGGGATCAGTATCACCGACGACGCCGGCAACGGATCGGACATGAGCAATCATTCCGACCGCGAAGTGACCGTGCTGGTGAACCTGCTTCAGGACAAGCTGGAGGACTTTGGTGAACAGTACGCGCGCAACATGAACACCTTGCTGTGGGGCGACGGTGTCGCTGATCCCAAGGCCCTGGCGGGTATGCAGAGTATCATCCTGGATAGTCCCGCCGTGGGCACCACGGGGGGTCTGGCGAGGACCAACACATGGTGGCGCAACCGTGCCGCGACCACCGCTTTCGGCGCCGCCGGGGGCAGGGGGCCGATCACGTCAAGCCCGACCAACGGCGGCGCGTTGATCGAGTTTCTGCAACAGGAATACCGCCAGCTTATCCGTTACGGCGGCAGACCGAGCAAGGCACTCGCCGGAAGCGCCTTCATCTCGGCCATGGAAATCGAGTTCCGCGCCAACGGCAACTACAGCATGACGGGTTTCACCGGCACCCAGGACAGTTCCATGGGGCAACTCAAGTTACCCGGCGGGACCACGGTGGAATACGACCCGACCCTCGATGATCTCGGCTTCACCAAACGGCTCTACTGGTGGGACCCGAGGCACATCTACCTGATGAAGATGGACGGCGAGTGGGATCATCGTTTCACCCCGGCGCGGCCCTACAACACGTTCGTCATGTATAAAAGCCTCACCCATACCGGCCAGATGTGCGCCCAGCAACTCAATGGTTCGGGGGTGTATGACATCGCATAAGTGTTGATTTACACTGTGACTCTCGACTTTCGACCGGGCGGGACAAGCGTGTCCCGTCCGGGCTGGTCCCGGGACAGGAGGATGCCCCATGAACTTTCAACTTTTGCGATGCTCCGTGGCACTCGCCGCCGATCCCGAACAGGTGGTGGTCCGCCACCGAGGACGGCCCATCGTCTTTCCTGAACTGATTGTCCTCCAGCATTTGCACGGCGAGGAAGCGATCCAGGACATCCACGTCGTGGGTGAGTGGGATGCCACCCAGGCTGAAGTCCTGGAAAGACTAAGGCTCATTTACGGGGACAAGCCTGTTTCCGAGGTGTTCCCGGGCGCCCGGCCCAGACTGCCCGTGGGGGACGGCACACTGCCCATGTGTGTCGAGCCGATCCATGTCCCGGGACCGACCCGGCCCGACAGCCCCGATCCACTCCTGAAACCCCTGGATATGTTCACCATGCCCGCCTCGATGCCGCGCGTGGTCAGCACATACAAGGACGAGCCGCCACCGCCCGATGTATCGCTTGATCAGATCGCGGGGCACGACGCCGATGAACTGGGTGACGATCCTCTGGGGTTGGTTGATGTCGTTACGGCGGCGGTCAAACCCGAGATGCCGGACGCCGCCTCGTTCCGTGCCCGGGACAATATCCGGGGCGAGGGCACCAGCGCGCCAAGGACGGCGGACCACCTGCCGGACGTGGCGGGCGGCGCCATGCGGCGTGAGAGCGAGGGTAACCTCGCGGCGCGCACCGCGCGGGCGGCGCGGGTAGGCGCTTCCAGCAATGGGTAAGCAACTGCGCGACATGCTGACCGATCTGCGCGCCGAACTGGGTCACAGCACCAACGTCGCGCACGGCATCAACGACCGGGACACGTTGTTATATTATCTCAACCGTACACAGTTGGATCTGTACCGGGACTACGACTGGCCGCAGCTTATCATCGACCGGGACACCGAGATGGTCCAGGGCCAGCGATACTATCAATACCCGGTGGATCTGGGCTTCGAGGACATCTCGAAGCTGTGGCTCATATCAAACTCCAACATGTGGATATCCAACGTCACCTACGGTATCGGTCCGCGTGAGATGCGGCTCTACGACAGTGAGGCCGGCGACCAGTCCTGGCCTCCCAGGCGTTGGATGCACAACGCTGACTCGGGGATGTTCGAGGTCTGGCCGATCCCCGACGCCACCACGACGATGCACGAGGGTTTGCTCAGGATGCGCGGGACCAGGACCGTGGCACCCATGATCAACGACAGCGATCAGGCGACCCTGCCGGATCATTTGATCGTGATCTTCTGCGCCGCCGAGATCCTGGCCCGGGACGAGGCCAAGGACGCGGCGCTCAAGATGACCAAGGCGAACGAGATCATGCGCCGGCATCGGGTCAGGCAGTTCTCCCACAAGCGCGAGCCCTTCATCATGGGCGGCGGCGGCGGCGATGCCAGGGCGCCGATGGGCGAGTTCGATACCGGCGTGGTGGGCCTGGATTACATTCCGCCTGGCTATCAGTCGGGCTGACGATGTGGGCAAAGTCTTCAGCATCACCGATTTCAAAGAGGGTTTGGATGTACGCAAGTCACCCCTGACGGCGCCCGGCGGTTCGTTGCGTATCCTGGACAACTGCGTGATCACCCAGGGCGGTGAGATCGAGAAGCGCCAGGCCTTCGTCCAGGTCGCCACGCTGCCCCCGCAGGCGGATTATCTGTTCGGCCAGGGCGATGATCTCCATGCGTTCGGTGTCGGTCTCGGCGCCATCGACTCCGGGACCAGCCCCGTTCCGATCATCCCCCACGCACTGGAGGACGCCCCCGGCGGTCCGGTCCCCGTCAGTCTCACCGACGTGGACGCCTTTGATAACGGGTTTTACGTGTGCGGTTTCACGGTGCCGCCCGGCCCCGATCCGGTTAACTGGTGGAATGGCGCCGTCGTGCGTTTCCCCGGCGCCACCCCCATCGCGAACCCTGGCTCCTACGCCCGGACCCATAAGACGAAAATGTACCGGCTCGCCCACACCCACCTGGCGTTCTCCGGGGTGAACGATCCATCGGTCAACGATCCCGTCAGCACGACCAATCCCGGCGCCGGGTTCATCAACCTCGCGGTTCACGACGCGGACGGCGAGGGGCTACAGGGCATGGAGGTGTTCTACGATAAGATGGCGGTGTTCGCCCGCTTGCTGACGCAGCTTTGGACGTTGGATCCGGACCCGACCCAGGACGTGCTGCAACAAACGCTCAGGATCGGCACGCTGGCGCCGCACAGCGTGGTTCAGTTCGGTACCGGAGATGTCCTGTTCCTGTCGGACTCAGGCGTGCGCAGCCTCAAGTCCCAGACCGTCACCACCACGGCGGCGGTGTCCGACGTGGGGTCCGCCATCGATCCATTGCTCATCCAGCTGATCCGCACCGCGCTGGACAAGGCGCTTGACGCCCAGGCCGTGGTGCAGCCGATCACCGGGCGCTACTGGCTGGCCTGTGGCGACGAGGTGTTCGTCCTGAGCTACTTCCCGGCGGGCAATATCACCGCCTGGAGCCACTTCAGTCTGGATTTCGCCGTCATGCAGTGGGCGGTCGTGCATAACCGGGTCTACGCCCGAAGCAGCGACAACAAGGTTTACATCTACGGCGGCGTCGATGGCGCGACCTACGACAGTTGCAAGGTCACGGTGCGCACGCCGCACATGGACATCGAGGGACCGACCACGCGCAAACGTATCCAGAGCGTGGACGTGATGTGCCAGGGCGCCTGGAGCGTCGCCATGGGCATGCTGCCGAACAACACCGAAGCGTTCGAACTGGTGGCGAACATCCAGGATAATACGTTCGGGCTTCAGAGCATTCCCTTCGCCGGTTACGGCACGCATGTGGGTGTTCACCTTGAGCATCAGGCACCGGGTCCCGCGTTGCTGGCTTCGATCCACCTGAACACGCAAGAAGCCAGCGTGAAATGACCGGTCCCGTGGTCACGCGCGAGCCCGTCACGCGGGCGACGGTAGCGCATATCCTGGCCAACCTGCGCGAGCACGACCGGCGCGAGATCCTGGCGTTGCGCTGGGACGACGACCTGGACCGGCTGGCCGACGAGGTCATGGTGCTGGCGTGCAACGATCTGTGGCAATCCTTCTGGGTTGATGGCGAGCCGGTCGCCCTCATCGGGGCGACATTGATCAGGCCCGGCGTGGTCATGATCTGCGGTTTCGGCACCAAACGCTGGAACCGGGTGATCCGGCCCCTGAGCCGTTACGTGCTGGAAGAGATGCGGCCCGCCATCCTGCGCACCGAGGTGCATCGCGCCGAGGCGTACGCGATGGCCGCGAACACCCAGAACATACGCTGGATCAGGGGGCTGTTCGGCGGCGAGATCGAGGGCGTGCTGCGAGGCTACGGGCGTGACGGCGAGGATTTCGTCGTCCTGGGATGGAGACGCGACAATGTGTGGACCGAAGGGCGGCGGTCAGCCGTTCAAACCGACGCAAACCTATGTGCCGAACGCGGGACCGGACGCGGGCAAAACAATCGTGGGCGAGCCGGGCATCCCGCAGGAGTTCATTGATCGTGGCATCTATGACACCCAGGGCTACCAGAACCAGTTGCAGCGCGACATTTCCGACAAGCAGTTGCAACAGCAGAAAGACATCTCCGACCAGCAACTGGCGTTCAACAAGCAGCAGGTCGCGGACCAGAAAGCCCAGCAGGACAAGCTCCAGGCGCAGGCCGACGCCCAGTCGGCGCGGCAGTCCACCTACGACACGGGCCGCGCCGATCTGCTGGCGGCGGGCAGCAAGCAGGTGGGCGACGCGTTCGCGCGTTTCTCGCCGGAGTACTTCAACCAGTACTCCAGCGACTACCTGAAGAAAGCCACCGATGACATCACCTACCAGAAAGACCTCGCCCAGAAGCAGTTGCTGTTCGGCCTCGCCCGGCAGGGGCTGAGTTCCAGCCAGGCGGCGGTGGATCAGCAGGGCCTGCTTGAGGAAGACAAGGGCCGCGCCGTGGCGCTTCAGACCCAGAACGCGCAGGACGCCACCAACACGCTCAAATCCCAGGTTGGCGCCACGAAGCAGAACCTCCTGGGGCAGGTGACGGCGGCTGAGTCCGTGGCGCCGCCCATCGCGGGTGTGAACGATCAGGCGGTCAACGCCGGCCTGGACACGACGCGGCAGGCGATCTCCGGCGTCACCAACACGTCGGGCGATGTCATCGCCAGCCTGGGCGGCGTGCCCACGGTAAGCCCGCTCACCAACATCTTCACCAATGTCCTGGGCGGTGTCGGGTCCTACGTGGGCGGGCAGAACGCCCTGGGTATCAGCAATACCTACGCCAACAGCCGAAGCGCGGGCCTGGGCGGGACCAGCCCGAGCGCGTCCAGCACGCGGTAACCACGGGGAGCGACGCATATGTGTACAGGCGCTGAGTTCGCCGCCTTCATGACAGTCGCCGCGCCCTACATCGCGGGTACGTCGGCGGCGATTGGCACGGGAGCGACAATCTACGGTGCGAGCCAGTCATCCGCCGCGCAGAGCCGCGCCGCCGACGCCGTAAGACAGCAGAACGCCGCCACCACCCAGGCACAGAACCAGGCCTTCCTGGAGCGCATGGCGGCGACCAAAGCCCAGTCCGACGCGCAGTTCGCCACCGGCCAGCGCGAGACCCAGGACCGCACCACCCAGGCGATGGCGACCCGCGCGGCGCAGAGCGCGGCGCTCGACCGGCAGAACCAGACGGTGAACGCCGAGAACCAGACGGCTGACCAGCTGCGCGCCGCCGCCGACGCGCGGGCTCAGGAACTCTTGCAGTCAACCGCCGCGCCGGGGGTCTTCGATAAGTCCCAGCAAGGCGCCCAGGACCAGGCGGCGATGCTGCTGGCGGCGTCCCAGGCGCAAGGTCCCACCGGTCCCGCCGCCACCGATCCCTCCGGTTCCGGCGCGTCCACCTCGGTCAACGACCCGGTGATGAAAACCGCCCTGGCAAGGCGCATGGGGATCGCCGCCGCCAACATCCGCCAGTATGGCGGCGACATCGCCCGGGTCGCGTCGTACGGCCAGCCGCTGCACGACACGGGTCAGGCGGTCACCGAGAACCAGACCCAGATCATGCCCACGCAGGCGGCGGAAAAGCTCCTGGCCGGCGGCTCCAACATCAGACTGCTGCCCTCGCAGATCGCCTACCGCAACGCCACGGACTACGGCGGCGCGGTGGACCAGATGATCCAGCAACGCGCGGCGGGCGAGAACCAGTACGCCGGGTTGCAGTTCGCCAACACCACCGGCAGTGCCAACCTGCGACAGTCCGACACCGACACCGACGCCGCCAACAAGGCGGCGCAGGCCAAGGCGGACGCCGAGTGGCAGAAACAGGTGGCCGGGCTGTACTCCGGGATCGGTCAACTGGGGCTCTACGGCGCCGGACGCTACGGCCCGGCGGTGCTCCCCGGCGCCAGCGGCATCACGCCCAAGATCACGTAGGAACCGAGTCATGCCAGTTTTCGCCACCGGTAACGCGGGTTGGGACCAGGGCCTGAACAGCCTCGCCGGGAGCCTGTTTCCCGATCCCTCGAAACAGGCACAGGCGGGCTACTACGGCGCCGAGACCGGGCAGGCGCTGGTCAAGAGCTATCAGTTGCGCGACCAGATGGGCGAGACACGCCGTTTGCAGGACCTGTTGGCCGGCGGCGGTCCCATCGTGGGACCGGCGGCACCGGGAGGCCCGCCCACCCCGCCGGGGGCGACGCCGGTCATCCCATACACCAGTCCCACGCCCGCGCCTTCGCTGGCGACGACAGTCGCACCCGGCGCGCCACCATCCGCGCCGAACCCCGCCGCCGCGCCCACGCCCGGGACCGGCACGGACGGCGGGCCGACACGACCTGACGCGCCGCCGCCTCTCGCCGGGGGCGGCGGCACAACACGGGCACCCCCGGCACAGGCCAACGGCCAACCGGTGTCGCCTCAGATGAGCCTGCCTTACCTGATGGTCACGGCGGCACGGGCCGGCATTGACCCGAACGTGGTGAAGCTGCTGGGAACGTCCTGGATCAACGAGCAGATGCGTCTCGGCAAGATGGACAGGGCCACGGGCGAGCGGTTCCTGTCCGGTGCCGGAGACCCCACGCCGCTGACATCGGCCACTCAGATCACCACCGAGGGAATGCGAAACGCCACCACCCTGGCGCTGCCCGGCGCCACGGCGGACGCCGCCATCCGGCAGAACGATGCGACGATCATGATGGTCGTGCCTCGCGGCAAGAACGTGGCCGAGCCGCATACAGTGGGGGAAATCAAAGCGCACCCGGAGCTTTACGAAAACTATGATGCCGCTCGCGCGGCGGCGGGCGACGTGCCGAAAGCGGTCTCGTCGGAACCCGGTAACCCGGCGGCGCCATCGGTTTACACACCAACCCGCGACGCCACCGGGCAAACGGCCCCCAACACCACCATCCAGGAAACCGACGCCACGTCGATCACCGTGGTCACGCCCGATCACAGGCTTATTTCCAGCACCGTGGGCGCGCTCAAGGCGCACCCTGAAATGGGCCGGCGAGCGACCGACGCGGACCTGACCTACGCCAACGCCAGTCCGACCCTCGGCGCCCCGCCGGTCCGGGCGCCGCAAGCCACGTTGGGGACTTCGAGACCGCTCCCGCAGTCCACCGACGCGCTCGCCGCCGAGAACGCCGCGCGTACCGGCGCGGCGGTGGAAGGCGGTGCGCCAGCCACGGCGGAAACCATCGCCGCCGGAACCAGGGCGGGTCTGGAGACCCAGCAGACCAGGACCACGCTCACGCCGGACCAGGAACTGCGGATCTCAGGGATGGTCGATCAGACCGTGCAGCAAATGTATCCGGTCCCCGGCGGATTTCACTGGTCCAACACGTCGGCGCTCGCCGCTCTCAGTGCCACCAAGAAAGCCGAAGTGATCTCCCGGGTGCGGGACCTCGCGCAGACCGCCAAATACCGTACCGACCCCGCCGCCGCCGTCCCCGCCGTGTTGCAGCAGATGCAGGCTGAAGGGAAGCTACCGAAAGCGGCGGACCGGGGCCTGGGCTGGTTCTCCCACACGGCGCCTTACCTGACCGGCGGCAAGGACCCCCGTTTCATTGTGGACGAGGCGCCAGCCCTGGCCGGCACCGTCACGCAGGCCATGCCCGGCGGTGGCGGCGCGCAACCGGCACCCGCGCAAACAGCGCCCGCGCAGGCAGTCCCCACCGTATCGGGACCACCACCGCCCGGCGCGTTGGGACCGGCCCCGCCGGGCGCGGTTGAAGGGCAGACCGGTAACGGCCCCGGCGGTGTCAAGGGCGTGGTTAAAGGCGGCTGGATGATGCCGTTGACCGCCGCCGCCGCGCCAACCACGGCGCCCGCCCAGGCCGCTCCCGCCGCTTCACCCGCCGGACCTTCGCTGGC